CCCCTTAAATTGGCACTTCGCTTCAGGGAAAACTATTCTGCTAAATGCTTTATATACTCCGTTAAACACTACGGCATTTCTTCCAAAGCACCATATATACATATTTTCTTTAGGCCAATAACCGCAAGTGTAATAGTTCTCATCAGCATCAACTTGTAACATTGTCATTATTGCCGGATTGTTTATTTGTGAAAAATCATTTACCACAATCTTTGTGCTAGGATAAATCATAGCCAAGTTTTTAATACCTGTTTTTGTGGCAAGATATAGACTATTTTCAACGTTTAGGTTTGTTTCGCTACTAAGTATGCCTGGAAGGTTAATAATTTGATATAACGTAAAATCGGCATCTACACCTGTTGGTACGTTACCAGAGTAAACAACTATGTGATTCTTAAAAATAAAGCAGATAAAATCTAAATACCCTTTAATATCAATCAGTTCATCTGCTTGCGGTAAAACTGAACTGAAATCTATGTAGCCTTCAATCTTGATAGGGTCTTGTAATGCAGAGTGCATCGCTTCCATTTTGTTTAAAGAGTTTATATACCACACTCTGTTTTTGAAAATGTAAGGCTTGCTAGGCAAGAAGTTATCAAGTAGAGTCCAATATCTCTTGTCAAAGACATTGTTGTTCTGAATGTAGCAAACAACGTCATCGCCGTTTACGGCAACAACTTTGTCTGTCATTTGAACGAAGTGTATCTTTTTGGAGCTGTTTTGGAAGTTGGGGCTTTGATAAAGTTCAAGGAGAGAGTCCCCAGCAAGCCTATAAATTGTGCCTTTCCCACCGACATAAACTTGTTTATTTACGCCATAAGCAAATTCAATACCACTTGAAACTGCCGTAGCTATCTTATTAGTATGTATCGGTTTATAACCCCATATTTTGCGAATCTTGTTATCTTTTATGTATAGATTTTGTAAGAGTAGGGAATACTTAGTATCCATTTTGCCTGGTGCTGTTATGGATATTTCTCCACCTGTTAAGTCATTAGTAAGACTTTCTGTTAATCTATACACTCATTTCGCTCCAATTTGTATCGTCATTTAAGTTGGCATCGGTGTTCAAGTAGCGGTAAAACATTTCTCTCCCGGAAACATCTCCGCCCATACCTGCATCATCTTTAGCCAAAAACTCAGTTCCCTTGATAATTAAGTCGCTATCTAAAATTGTTCTATCTCCTGCGAATCTTAATTTCTTGGGGTGTTCATATACTTCTATATCAAAATATTTATCTTCTGTCAAGAAACTGTTAAAAGTTAATCCTAAATTATAATTAGTCTTGCTTGAGATAATGTAAACATTTGGGTTGCCTTTTGCATAATTTATAAAAGAGTTTGCGTGAACTGCTTGCGCTTGGCTTATTTCTGTTCCGTCTAAAAAGACCTTTCCAAGTCCGTTAAGATTGTCGCAATTCGCAGGGTTTACTAATATCTCATTTGCCCCTTCCTTAACTAAAGTGCTAAAGAGAACCTTGCAATCTAAACGACTTTTACCACTAGAAAGTATAATTCTTATAGCATCGTTCATCATACTTCCCAACTTGCGTGCATTTGGCTCTATAAGGCGTTTGCTTTCAGGAAATCCTAATCTTATCTGCACTTCCCTTATCATTTCTAAGAAGGTTTTAGAACTGCCTTTTTGTTTTTGTGTCTTGCTAATTAAAGTTTCGCCGTCGAAAATAAGTATAGAATATAGAGCAGCAGGAGCAATACGTAAGTTTGCTGAAGCCGTTACATACAAACCTTCCTCTATAATATCCTTATAGAGTTTCATAAAGTCAAAACTATCAATGTCGCTATTGTAGACATTATCAAAAGATAGTTCTACCATCGGTAAATAACAATCATCTGTTATTTCATCTTGGAACATATTTGTTTTATCGTTCCAATATTTCTTGGTGGCAGTAAGTTGAAAAACTGCTCTTAATGTCTTTATGCCTTGTATGTATCTATATTCTATACTTTCCATAAATATCCTTTTATGCAGGTCTTGCACTAACTTTGAACTTTGCAATTTTGTTCGGTGCTAAAGTCTTGCATTTATTGCCGTATTCATCAATACCATCAATAATTTGAGGTGTACCGAAAGTCTTGCAATTTTCTAAGAGTTCAATCGCTGCTTCAGGCAAGGTAATTTCTTTGCCGTATTCAAATTTATATTCTACGCCGTTAATGCTAAGGCTAGAACCTTTAACATTACTTTCTCCTTCGGGAGCATAGATAACACATTTGAATTTCTTTTGATTATTTAAAATCTGTCTTGTGCTTTCCATATTTAAGACTTCTTCTCTTTTTGCTTTAGCTTCTTCTTCTAAAGCTCTTTTAGCGTTTTCTTTGGCTTGAGCAAGTGCCATTTCTTGCTGTGCCGAAGTCCTTGCTTTTTGAAGTAAAGCATCAAGTTCATCTTTGGAAAGCTCTATCTTGTCTTTTGTTTCAACTTGTGCAACTTCTTCTTTAATTTCTTGGACTTCTTTCTTTTCTTCTTTCTTAGCCATCTGTTCCTCCTAATTAGTGGGAACTGCCGAGAAATACTCGGCAATTCCCTTTAAGACTATTTGTAGCAAAGCAACGTGGTAACTTGGCCTGATACGTTTAAGTCTGCATCAGTACCTAAAGTTATCTTGTTTTCGCCATCAAAAGAAACTAAACCAGAAACAAAAGTTGTTCCTGAGCTTGTTACTTTGATTGCTTTTGTGCTTGCTTTGTATGCCGTAGCGCAGTAGCCACCGTCTTGGATGACTTCTACTTTACGGGGGTTGAAACCTACTTCTGCTTGGTAGGCACTACCGTCGCAAGAAACAGGGATGCTTACAATATTAGGGTTTTCAAATTCCATAATCTATTTGCCTCCTATATGCTTGCAGCGCATTCAATTCTGTAAACAAAATCATTGTTTAAGATTTTGCCTGTATGCCAAACTTTGTAACCGATAGAACCTCTTTGGGCTAACGGGTCAGATTTGGTAGCTTCTCCGACAGGTACATAGTACATTTTACCTGCACCATAACCAGTCAAGTTCACAACGCCAAAGGCATCTTGTGCAACTACAGGAATGCAGTAAACGTCTGCATTTGTACCAGTTGTAGAAATAACTGTACCACCTGCGGTAGCACCAGCATCTTTAGCAACTGTGATGAAGTTGTTCATAACGAAACGAACTTGGGCAACAGAGCCGATTTCGTTTTCGTTAAGCGGTTTGCCGGAAGCATATTTTTCTACAGGGACATAACCTGTAAGTGCCTCAATATCTTTCCTTAAATCACTATGGCAGAAAGCCACGTAAGAAGCAGGAATTGGAGAGGTTGCATACAAGTTCGCAGGGTTGTTAATGCGAGTAATTTTCTTAGCAAAATGTCTTTCTAAGAAGCGTACTGCATTTTTAACTGCGGTAACTGTAAGTGCGGTATTGACTGAGCTTCTAGCAGCGCCGTTGGTAAAGCCAACGTTTGTACCAGAGCAAAGTTCAACTGCGTTGATTTGTTCAAGAACAGCACCCATATTTTCGCCCAAGACTGGTGCGAACTCTTTGATAACACTTACGAATGAGGTATCTTCAACTTTATCGGTATATTCAATAAAGCGACCGTATTCTTTCAAAGTTGCTTCAACGGTGTTGATAACAATCTTTGTAGCATTCGGTGTAATACCTTCGGTAAGTTCAATCGGGTCTGTTTCTAAGCGTTCTACCCTTGTAAAGTGTGCAACAGTAGAAGCATTTTTCGGCAACGGTTTAACTTGAGCCACCAAACTAATGTTCATATATTGGCGAGCAAAAGGTAAAAGTTGCGAAAAGGAATAATACGCATACTGAGGTGCGATTAAAGAAGTTGTTGAAACTCCTGTATTATTTGCCATTTTCTATCTCCTATATAATTTGTTATATTCCTCCGCTTGTCTTGCTATCTCTCTTTCGTAGGCACTTTGCTCATCCACAGGGGGTTGTGCTTTAGGTGCTACGGTCTTTTTAGAAGCAGGCACGCTGTTAGAATATAACTCTTGTGTTTTTTGTTGTTCAATATTAGTTTGTTTTATTGCTTCTTTTTCATAAGGCAAATTTGCGAATTTCTTATATTCCTTATACCCAGCAATTAAATCTCTAGGGTCATTGGATTGTAAGAAGGCAAATTGTTGGCCTTTTGATAGAGTTAATGCCCATTGCCTGTAAGCAGGAAAGTTTTGCTGTATGAATACATCATAATCAGGTATTTCTTTCTTAATCTGCGGTAAGACAACTTCTCTAAACTCTTGTTGGATACGCAATGCTTCCTGTCGTCTTTGTTCTTCTGAAGAACGCCTAGACTTTTCCTCATTGACATATTGGTCTATATCATTAAGTTTCTGTCTATATGCTTTATTTGCATTGTTAAGGGCTTTAATAGTGTCCTTAATTTCGTCGGGATAATCTTCAAATTTAGACATATCAAGTTCAGTTTCCTTCTCTTGGTCGTGTTTGAATTGCGAAAGTTCTTCTTTCAAAGCCTTGATTTCCGCTTCTTTTACAGCAAGTTCTTGGCTTCTACGAGTGAACTCTGCTTGATTATCTTTAGCAATTTTTTCCAAGCGTTCCCTTTCTTTTTCCGCTTTAGCCTTATAGGTTTCAAGCGTTTCAGTTTCGGTAACTGCTTCGGTTGTTTTAGGTTCTTCAGTTGTGCCTGTTTCTTTCTGTGCAGGGTTCGGGTTTGCGCTTTCCGAACTAATCTGCCCTGTTTCCATAGATACGGCATCTAAAGATACATCCCCTTGAATAAGTTTGTTATAAACTTCTTCTGCATTAGGAGCAGTTTGCTCTGCTGCTACAGGGGTTGTTTCCTGTTTATTTTCAACATTTTCCATTGCTTCTCCTTAGGGTAGCTTACGCTATAATCCTAATAAATCTTCGTCTGTTTCAATCTCCTCTTTCTCTCCTGCTTGCGCAAGTAAAGACCTATATATCTTTATTGAGTTTTGGAGATACCCAAGTTCCTCAGGTTTACAAGTTTCTAAAAGTGTCTTGCACCTGCGTAACTCTTCTTGAACAAATTTAACACCTTCTTTATTCAGGTATTTCATTTGTTTGTTCCTCTACTATTTCTGTTTTTTCTTCTACCTTTGGCTGTTCTTCTTGTTTAACCATACTGCCAAGAATATCATTTGCCATTTTGCCTTGTGCCTTACCAAGTTCCTTTCTGTCGTTAATCATTATCTTTTGTTGGGCTTCAAGTTCTAAGTCCTGTGCTTTCTTCATAAGAAGTTCATTATTAGCGTTTATGTCGCCTTGAAGTCCTAACTTTTGAACAAGTTGTACTCTTTCGGTGCTTGATAACGCATTAAGCAAGTCGGAGTTGATATTCGCCGATAAGGTAGCTTGTGGCTGTTGTGCTGCCTGCATTTGCAACTGCTGGTCTATCTGCTGTGCCTCTACCGGGTTTACCACATAGCCTTTAACATCAAGTAAATCTGATACGGTATTTAATGCATCTACTTTCTTAACATACGGCATCCACCCCACCTCTTTAGAAAGATTGATTAGTTTTATTAAGTTTTCAAACTTAATTTCTTTTGCCATTAAGTTGTCTACACCCATTGGAACTACATCCATAGGTATATTTATTGCTTCAGGGTAACTGCCGTCAATTTCGTTTAAAGAATTAAAATCTCTTGTGATAGGCTTTATCCAGAACTCGTCAATGTTTCTGATTGTTGTTTTCAAAAACACGTTGCTCTGATTGATAATCATTGACATACCAGATGCCGTCTTATTAAGGAAAGAACTGCTTGCTTCCCCTTGCGTATATTTCGGTATGCCACTTTCTTCGTCTGCCCACCTTTCAAAGCGGTCTAAAGTAACATCAATACCACCTGTAATGTCAGGGAAAATCAAAGGTTTAATAGCTTGATTGACATCACCTTTTGTAAAGAAAATCTTTCCTGGATGGACTTTAAATCCGTTCTTCGTTGCTCTCGTATCAATAAGTTCTTTTTGTACGGCAAACATACTGTTACCACTAAGAACTTTGTTATCAACCAAAAGCCTTGATAAAGAGTTAATAATCTTTTGGCTATCCATAATGCTCTCGGCTACACCGATACCATAAGGATTACCGGGATTCTTTATGAACGGGCAAACTTTATAAATTCTCTGCCCACTAGGATTAAGTTTGGCTCTCAAGATACTGCAATTATTTAAATGGTCGGTATCGTTGTTTATTGCCGTCATAACGACGGAACACTCAACAATATCAGTATCTTTATATTTGTCTAAGCCGTCAAGTTCCTTTTCTTCTAAATGTTCTTTTAACAAGCCGTAAGGTGCTTGCCCCCAATACTCAATAACTGTAATTTGCAAGTCCTTAGGTGCTTGTACACCCATAAACTTATCTGCTTCAACTATTTGTTCTTTTTCCACTTCTTCGGGAACATAAGCCATATTGTAAGCAGCAATTACATTGTCTTGATTATAATCGGGATTGTTTAAGAATTTGCTTTGGAACTCGTAAGGAGAGTATAAATGTTTCTCAATATTACCGATACTTTCTTCGGCAGTATCTACATTTACATCTGTATAGAAATCCCAAATACTTACGCTTTCTACTTCTTTTAGATATTCTCTGCGATAAACCCTTTTCCATCTCGGATATTGCTTAAAGGGTATTTTCCACATAGGAACATCTACGCCCATAACCTTGATAATATTTTCTTCTACGGAAGGAACTATCTTTTCAGATATGATAGGTCCTTTCAAGATACCTGTGCCGTAAATGCACATAAGTAAAGTTTCAGTATCAAATTTATCTCTAAGGTTTATTTTCTTATATTGATTTCTTATGATGTCTTTTTGGGAGGAAGAAATGACTTCCATATTATATTCGGTTTGAGGGTTATCAAATAAAGGAACAATATTGAAAGGTATTTCCATACCGATACTTTCCATTATTTTGGCTTGTGCCGCTCTTACTTTTTGTGGTGTCAGACGGAAGAAAATGCGTGAACGCCCTTTCTCTCCCTCGTTTGATTGAAGTCTTTTCTCCGGGTTATACTGCCCTAGAAAGTTCCACCAACACTCTTTCCATACTTGTTCATAAGGTCTGCGGCTTTCCGCAAATTGAGTAAATAGAGTGGAAATAAAATCTTCTAAATTATCAGCAACATATATATCACTAATTTTTTGTTTTGCCATCAATACCCTGCCTCTTCGTCAAAAGTATCATAAGTCGTATCATCCATACTATTTATATCATAATTTCTGTAGTTTGTCAAGTGGTATTCTTCACTCGGTAAATAGCAAGTTAAGATATGGGCATCTGCTATATTTGGGGACTTGATTCCTCTTTTTTTCATTTCATCTTTGCTCTCTACCTTAATGACACCTTCAACTTTATATTTCGGTGTGCTTAACTCTCCACACAAATCTTCATCTTCATTATCCCAAAGTGATACCGCACCAAGTCTGATTTCTTCTTTAAACCTTCCCCAAAGTTCATCACGCAAACGATAATATACTCTACCATCCGTTGCCACTTGTGCTACATTGACTTCTAATATTTCCATAGGTTGTCCGTCTAAGAGTTGTTTTAATCTCCTAGAACAACCGATACCTAAGCCGTTACTATCTACCATAATGTATCTAGGTTTAAACCTAACTGCTTCTCTCGCTACAGTTTCAGCAAGTTGTATTGGGTCTTTATTGCGAAACTCTTTCCACTTGTCAAAAACATTTCCTGTTCTATAAGCAATTACAGAGCTATCCCCTGTAAAGCCAACGTCTACGCCCATACACTTCATAACATCAGAACCTTGACTCGCCTTATCAAAAAGATTTACACACTTGCGGACTAGCTGATAAGGTATAAAGGCACTTGTGCTTGTTTGTGGAAACTCTCCTAAAACTTGTGATTTGTAAATGTCGCTTTCTTCTCCGTAGCGTTTTGCCATTTTTTCTACGTAGTCAAAGGTAGCAATACGGCTGTCTAAACAACTGATTGTATGGCAAGTATATGTCGGGTTCTTCTCGTTAAATATTCTATAAAAAGAACCACTTGTATTTACGGGGTTTCCTATCAAAATGGTAATTGTTTCGTTTGTGCCGTAGTTACCTTCCATTGCTTCTACGGCTTTATCACTTACGTCGGATGCCTCATCTATAAAGTTTAAGTTATATTCGCTATGTCTACCTGCCAAAGATTGTGGGTTATCTCTTGTTGCTGTGCGTGCCGCCGCAAACCATATATCTCCGTAGTCCTTATGGTAAATGTTTTCGGCAGTCCACTTAAAGTTCTTGGCAAGCACTTGTCCTATCGGATTATCGGAAGTATCCATAATCGTCAGCCATCTTTTTATTTCGGGCCATAATACATCGTTTAACTGATTTGCAGACGGTGCAGTTGCAGTTATAATACACTTCGGTCTTGTCATTAAATAGTGCAAAATTATCCAAGAGCCGACGGTAGTTTTACCCACACCTTTCCCGGACTTTATTGCCAAGTTCTTCTTTCCGTTATCTAAATCTTTAAGTATTTTTAGTTGTGGTACGTCAATAGAGTATTTCTTTTTTCTGTTAAAGATAATATCTTCAACAAAGCCTACTCTGTCATTATAGTACAACTCAATCACTTTAGCGTGTATTTCTTCGTCTGTCATAAATTTTCAACTTCTCTGTTATAAAGTTCATCTGTTATTCTAAGTATAACATAATCTTCTTTAAGTGTATAAAATCTTCGGCATATTGTGGAAACTATTTGGCAATCATCTTCAAAGCAAAGTCCTTTTTGTTTTACTTTTAATTTCCCTATTTTTATGTTTCTACTTTGCAAGGCATCAAAAAGATTTTTTTCAATATTGTCATTATCTCCGATATTATGGCTAATAGGGTATTCGTAAGTTGCTTTGTCCGGCTTTTGATAGTATAAAAAACTTATTACCTTTATAGGAATATTTCTTTCAAAACAAAATGGTCTTTGCATAGCAACTTGTTTATAAATACTTTCTTGCCAATCTATATCGGCTTTAGGTTTATAAATAAAAAATCCGCCCGTTTTAGAGCGAAAGTTCGTTGCCGTTCTAGGTCGGCTTGCAGGTATTGCTTTGCCTTTAATAAGAAATTCTTGTATCACTTCTTTCTCTTTTTCTCAGCAAGTTCAGTTAAAACTTTAAGAGCATCTGCATTAGCATTTATGGCATCGTCTGTATCTCTTGATTTTGCGTTACCTTGTACCTTGTCAATTTCCATACGTTGTAATGCTGAAGCGGCTTCAACACGAACGGCTATACTTGGTGGAACGGAAACGACATCTCCGTCTTTTGTTACTTTCTCGTCAAAGATTTCCCCATTGATAACCTGTATATAAAACTTTCTTAAAGTTTCATAAGTGTTCGTACTATTGCTCTTAATTAGTTCTTTTACGCTCTTGCCCATAAATAAAACCGCCCTAGACCTTAGGCATTGGCAGTTAATCTAGGGCGTGTCAGCCTTGTTCTAAGAGAGGAACCAGACTTGAAAACTATAAGTACTGCCTTTGCCTAATGCTAGTTTAGAATAATTTTTTTAATTTGTCAACTGTTTCTTTTTAAGTAAATATTTTTGTCTTGCCAACATAGCGTGCCTTTCTTTATGCTCTAAATAATACTTATGCTGATATTCTCTATGCTTTTCAAAATTTATTTTGTCATAAATTTTTTTCCACTCAGCAAGTCTTTTCTTGTTTTTCTTTGCATACTTTTTTTGATAAGCCAATCTTTCTTCTCGGTGCAAAGAATAATATGTTTCTGCCATTTTATCTCCTAGTGCCAAAAAATAAAACTTTAAATAATATTTTTATAATATCCCCAAGTTCGTCAATGTCGCTTGGTCTAGCATAGCCACACATCGTTAGTTCGCCTAATCCATAAATCTTTTCCCATACACAGTCGTGATTCCACTCTCTGTCTACGACCCAAACATAGCACTCTAAAGGTTTTTTGAATTTTATAGAGCGTTGCGATTTTTCTATCTTTCTCTCAAGATAGTTTGCTATTTTATTTCTCAGCCACATTTTGATTCGGTCTATTTTATACCTCATTAAGTCGCTCATATTATCTCCTTTAAATTGTGGTCTTTCATAAGTCTTTTTATATAACCTATTACTTGACTACCTGTTATCAGACGTGTACACTCAAATTGCCTAGAAGTACCTGCGTGTCTGGGACACCAAAAATAAGTTCGTTCAAACTTCACATTTACGTCGTTCCAACAACCATTACAACCTTGTGCATTAAATACTCTGTACGGCGTATAAAACTCACAATATGGTAATGAAAAGCCACTAATCATAATTATTGGTATATGGCAACACCACGCTAACCACGCAAGCCCAGAAGCCAAACCGATAAAGAAATCTGCGTGTTCAAGCAATTCAATTCTCTCTTGTAAAGGTAAGTTTCCTGTGAAGTCCTCAACTCCGTAAGGCATTTTGTTCCACACAAAACCTTGCCCCGTAGTTCTTTCCTTGTCTATGCACAAAACTCTATAACCAATGCTCTTTAAATAATCAACGACTTCATCCCAACCATAACCATTATTCCACATCTTATTTTGAGAAGAACCTTTACACGCAATGCAGACATACCTTTCCTTAATTTTTCTCTCCGAACCGAGTTTAACTTTCGGTGCTTCTTCAGAAGTATCTACCCCTAAAATAAGTCCTGCCGTAGTATGTAAACCAACTTGTCTGAAGTCTATCGGTTGGAAAGTTGTATCGCCGTTAAAGAACAAACCCATATAATAACTTGCGTATGGGTTTTTAGTTTTCGCTTCTCCAGGTAAATGTGTAAATGTTAAATTAGGATACTGCCCTTCAAATATCTCGGCTAATTTATTTTGCATACAAACTTCTGCTTTGCATTGGTGTTTCTTCTGAAATCTATCTATATAAGTCATCCACGCAATTATATCGCCAAGTGTTCCTACAGGACATTTAATCAAAACTTCTTTGTCCTTCAAGTCCATAGTGTGCTCAAAGAACGGCTTTTCTGCTAATCGTTCCCATACTCTAATCTTGAAAGGTATAAAGTATTTCTTTGCTGAAAGAACCCAATCTCCGTCGGTATTTGTGCTAAAAATTATGTTTCCCGTTTCACTATCACTAAGTTCCACATACCATTCTCCTTTAGGAAGCCATAATCTAGCACCGTCGTTAAAGTCATATCTCAAGCCCTTCGGCCCAAGTTGAGTTGGCGTTTCCGGCGTTTCCACATAAAATGGATTCTTTAATATTCTTTCAGTCGTACTATTCATATCAAATCTTTGAGGTGTTTCTGGAGTTAGCACACCTCAGGGCTAATTATCTACTTTGTCGGGGTCTTGCGAGATACGGCAAGATGAATAGGTCTTAAACTCGTTTTTGCCTTCCCCTTAAATCTATGCCTATCGTTTCGCCACAGAGATAGGCCATCTGTTCAGCAAGGCTAATTTGCAATCCTTTAGCTCCCACAATTATTATTACACCCATTGTGGTCAGGGTAAATCTAGCAGGGGTGGGAGTTGAACCCACTATCTCTTGGATATGAGCCAAGTGAGATACCGTTTCTCTACCCTGCAAATTGTTAAAGAACCTAAAATCTTGCGGTAGTTTTAGGGGAAGAGTCTACCGCAACTCTCGCCAATTTTTGCACGGCACTTGGCAAGCCTATGAAAGATGTGGGTGTATAACACATCTTGTGCAATTCTAGTATATATATTTTTTATCTGTTTGTCAAGTGTTTTTTTAAAATAAAGTTAATTGCGCCTGTGCTGCTTTTAAACGCTCACAACTCTTTTGCCAATACTCTTTGTCCTTTTCAATACATATAAACCGCCTTTTGAGATTATGGCAAGCAATCGCAGTTGTTCCGCTACCTGAAAAGCAATCAAGTATAAGGTCATTTTCGTTGCTATAATCGTTTAAAATACGCTCAAATAAGCCAACAGGTTTTTGCGTGGGATGAAATCTATAACTTTTATCATCTTTTATAAAACCCATTGAAACAGAAGTATATTTTTTGCAGACTTTGTTAAACGATGTCCACGCAAGTTCTAAATCTGCGAAAACTGATTTATTTATATTTCCGCCAATTTTATCCCATACTAACCAACAATTTGATACAGGAAGTTTATCAGTAAAATAATTACCACCAAATATAATTTGATTTTTACTAACTCTTATGATTTCATTAAATATTTCTTGTGATGGCGTTTTATTGTCCCATTTAACATCTTGTATATCAGGTCTATTATCACATACACCCCACCCATTTTTACCTCTCGCATATTGTTTCCCATAAGGTGGGTCAGTCAATACCAAGTCAAAAAACCTGTCAGGACAATTTCTTAAAAAATCTATACAATCCATATTTAATATTTTGTTTTCAAGTTCTTTTATGTTTATCATCTTTTTCTCCTATCAAAACCACCAAGTTCAAATATGTTTTCTCTCCCAACTAAACCGATAATTCTGCTTACCGTTCGGTTGCCAATTACACCCGATAACCTTTCAAGGTCTATGTTGGAAGTTATTATCAAGCCGTTTATCATATTAGACCATCGCTTATCTATAATCTCAAAAAAGATGTTCTGCAAAAAGTCCGTCATCTTCTCTGAACCTAAATCATCAATAAGCAATGGCGTTGTGGAATATTTATTTATTATCTGTTCCTCTCGCTCGGCAGTTATGTCTTGCCTGATTTCACGTGAAATCTCACTCACTCTAGTCAAGAAAGCATTTTTAATATTCCGTATTACAGACACAGCTAAGTGCGTTTTGCCCACTCCGGCTGAACCCCATATAAAATAATTTTTATTAGGGAAATCTTTTAAAAGTTCCAAAACTGCCTTATTTTCAAAGTTTTCAGCTTTAAATGTTTCATACTGCCTTACGCCACCTAAACGCTTAATTTCAGCAAGTTTGGCTTGTTTCTGTGCGTTTTGGGCAAGTATGGCTTCCTTCTTTGCCATATACTGCCTCACTTGCTCCCCATAACTATTATCCGATTTTTCTTCCCAAGCCGGAATACTCGCCTGTATTTTCTCTGTTGTAATCTTTTCCAATGCCATTGTTCCCTCCTCCATTATAATCACTATTAAATCTATCGTCGTTCAGCCAAGCGGCGCACCCCTTAGCATACCCTTCCCGAACTTCCCTGCTAGAAGCGTACTCTTTCACTTTCGCTAATAAATGCTCTTCAGTAGCTCGTTTCTCTTTAAGAACCTTCAAATAAGCAACTAATGCTTTGGCTTTGCTACCTGCTCTTTGTTTTGGATATAAAGCCCAGAAATCTTCAAATTCTTTTTTTTCTTTAGAAATTTCTTTTTTTTCTTTATTATTATCTATATTATTATCTATATTAGTATTATTGGGTGAAGTTTTTTCACCGCCCCCCAGTGAAAAATTTTCACCGCCCCGATGAAATTTTTTCACCGCCTCTGAAATTTTGTAACTGCATAGTTTTAAGTTGTTAGCAATTTCTTGTTCTTGTTTTACAAGATACCCTTTATCAGTTAGATTCTTTAGAATATCTAAAGCACTTCTCTTAGTTATGTTTAACCACTCAGCAACATAACTACTACTACCTCTAAATACGCTTTGCCCGTCTTGGCTGAAGCCGTAAATTAAAGCAAAAACAAATAGTTCGTTCCCTTTTAAATGTAACTCGTTTACCATCCAACCTTGTACTACAATGTAATTCTCGTTTTCCATTTCTATATTTCCTCCTTAAATAATTGCATTTGACTTCCTTTTTGCTCTTTACCAAGTATGAAATCACAAATAAAGTTTCGTGCATAATCGGGGGAAATCATAGAGCGTTCTTCGGTTGAAAAACCTTTTCGGTGGTCTTTAGTTTCCCAAACATTTTTCTTTTCTTTATCTTGTTGCCAACTTTCGCCATAAGTCGCTTCACAATTAAAAAACCAATAACCTGTGGGTTTTTTGTAGAAATCACCCCTTTTAGTTCTATCTGCATCAATTATGTCAGGTTGTTTTAAAAAATTATTATGCAAAAAAGATAATGCAGTAAAAGGGTTTTCAATTATTATTTTTAATCCATTTTTTAATG